ATTTATTAACGTCAGAAATAACAGTATCAATACTAACGAGCTGGAGTTAAAATGAGCCTAACACCTGAAGATTTAGCCTTCTTAAAAAAGATAGGTCAGATCGAAGAAGCACCAAAACCTGCACAAACTAAAGAGAAAGATAAGGAGTAATAATGGCAATTTTCTTAAACAACACAGCTGTAGTAACTTTTAACAGCGTTGATCTATCAGCGTATGTAACAGCTGTAACTATTAACCAAGCATTTGATGAACTAGAAGTCACTGCTATGGGCGATACTGCACACAAGTTTGCTAAGGGACTAGAGGCATCAACAATTACTCTAGACTTCCTTAATGACAATGCAGCAACAACTGTAATTCCAACACTTCGTGCTGCCTACGGTACTACTGTGCCTGTGACAATCAAGCAAGCAAGTGGTGCAACATCTGCTACAAATCCGCTTTACAGCACTACCGTTTTAGTGAATAATCTACAAAACATCAACGGTGCTGTTGGCGATATATCATCACAGAGCATCACATTTACCTGCAACAGCGTAATAACTGTAGCGGTATCATAAGGAGAAATAATGGCAAAGCTAAAGATAACAAGGGCTAATGGCGAGGTAACAGAACATAAGATCACGCCAGGTGTCGAGTACGCTTTCGAGTTAAAGTACGGCGCAGGAATTAGTAAAGTCCTACGTGACCACGAACGGCAGACCGAGATTTATTACTTGGCGCATGAGTGCTTACGTAGGGCTAACGTAACTGTTCCTGTGTTTGGTGTTGAGTTTATTGACAGCCTAGAAACTGTCGAGGTATTAGACGAACCAAAAAAATAGCACAGCGTAATTCAACTCTTTACTCTATCGCTGCTTTAAGTGTAGAGACTGGAATTGCGCCAAGTGAGTTTATTAACATGGACTCAGAAATGTTTTCAGCAATTATTCAGGTCTTAAACGATAGAGCGAAGGAGATCAAAAATGCCAGTAGAGGTCGTAGGCATTAAAGATGTTCTTAAAGGTCTAGAGTTTATTGATGAAGATATGCGTATACGCATTAGGACTGCTATTGATCCAATTATGCGTGGGGTAGCATTCAAGGCCAAAGGCTTTGTAGCTGCTAATACCGATGTGTTATCTGGGTGGGCTAGAGCATCTGGCAACCCTGGAACATTCCCTAAGTATGATGCGAGTGTAGTCAGAGGTGGTATTGGATATAACCCAGGCGAAAACAAAACATTTAGAAATGGCTTTAAGGTAAGCAACTATGTTTACAATGCCAGCAGACCTGGTGCTATCTATGAAGTAGCAGGCCGCCTAAATCCACAAGGCCGTGCGCCATTTACATTTAAGCATGAAGGCAGCGGTACTTATGTTAAAAAATCTGCTAGAAGCAAAGCGTTGGATTACTATGATTCAAATAATCCATTTGCTAGCCAGCAATTCGTAGGTGCATTAGAGCCAGTAACAAAACAACCAAAGATTAAAGATATTAGAGGGGCTGGTCGTAAGACCCAGGGTCGTTTAATTTACAAGGCTTGGGCACAAGATAGCACTAAAGTTTATGATGCAATTTTAAAAGCGATAAACGCTACAGCTATACAATTTAATAAATCCACAGAAATTAAGAAGGCAGCCTAATGGCCAATGTAGTCGTCTCGGCTATTGCCACCTTTAATGGCAAAGCATTAAAAAAGGGTCAAAAAGAAATATCGGCATTTGATAAAAGTGTCAAGAGTTTAGGGCGTACATTTGGCACAGTATTTGGTGCAGCAGCATTATTAACATTTTCTAAGAAAGCAGTAAAGGCATTTGCAGCCGATCAAGCAGCAGCTAAATCCCTAGAAGTACAGTTAAAGAATACTGGCCTTGCATTTGCAACACCTTATGTAGAGAATTATATTGCTAACCTACAAAAACTAACAGGAGTATTAGACGATCAATTAAGACCAGCATTCCAGTCTCTATTGACAGCAACATCATCAATCACTTTAAGCCAAGAAGCGTTAGACGTTGCTTTAAATACATCTGCTGCTACTGGCAAATCATTACAAGAAGTAACAGACGCAATAGTTAAAAGTTACAATGGACAAAGTAAGGGATTAAGAACCCTAGGAGTTGCCCTATCTAAGACTGCACTAAAAACTGGCAATACAGAATTAGCATTAAAAGAATTACAAAAAGCATACTCTGGACAAGCTGCTGCAAGACTAGGAACTTATGCTGGCAAAATGGATTTATTACGAGTTGCCGCATCCGATGCTACAGAGGTAATTGGTAAAGGCTTAGTAGATGCTTTAACCGCGTTAGGCAAAGATGATTCTATACAAAATGCTGCCGATTCTATGAATAGTTATGCTTTGGCTATTGCCGACACAATTAGAGGATTAGGCACATTAACTGGTGAGGTTAAAAAATTTGCAAGCACCGACATAGGAAAACTATTAACAGGTTTAGCCTTCCTTGTCTTTGGATCAAAGAAGTTAGTTATCGGTGGAGCGTTGGCTTTAATTGCCAATGATATTGGTAGAAGTAATCCTGCTGCTCAGCCTAACGTGGGTGGCTATTCAGGCATACCATCTGTCCAGGAAAGAATTAGAAAGCAAGAGTTTGATGCACGTAAGAAGTTAATAGATGCATTGAAGGCAGAAGAAGCATTAAAGAAACTTAAAGACAAATACGATGTAGAACGCATAGGCTTAATGGCTGCACTTGCTGCCGCTACCGATGAAGAAACAAAGGCAAGAATTGCCGAGAAGTTAGCAATATTAGATGGTAACGCTGCTATGGCTGAAAAGTATTTATTACAAGATGCTGAAAATAAAGCAATAGCAACTGTAACCGATTCCTTGGTTATATTAGCAGGCGCAGCCATGGACTCAGCTGCTAAGTTCAAGCAGATAAATCCTTTTGCTGGCACAATGTATGGTGAGACTGGCAGAAGTCCTTCCTTAACTTCCACATCTCCTTCAAGTCCATTCCCATCAATAACAGAAACATTATATTCAGGCACATCTCAGGTAACCAATCCTTTTGCAGGAACATACTACGGTGAGACTGGTAGAGATCCTATGCCGATAAGTATTACAGTTGATACAGCACAAACAGGCGATAGATTTGCTCAGTTAATAGCAGAGAGTATTCAAGTTGCTAACCGCAGTGGATATAGCACTAGCGCAGCAGGACAGTTACCGTAATGGCAGTACCAGTAATAAATGCAATAATCAACTTTAGTACTGGGCCTAGTTTTGCGCAGGCTATGATTATTGACCAAGGTATTTTAGGTACAAACGTATTAGCAGATTCTGCAGCTGTAATTGTAGATGTGTCTAATCAAATTAACCGTATTGAGACTAATCGTGGCCGTACCGCATTATCAGATCAATTTCAGACAGGTTCACTTACTTTACGCATAGTGGATCAAAATGGCGACTTTAACCCACAAAATGTAAGCGGACCATATTATAATTTATTAACGCCTATGAAGAAAGTACAGATTACTGCAACATATGGCAACGTTACTTATCCTATATTCTCAGGGTTTATTACAAGTTATGTAACTACGTATCCAGGTGAGTCAGATGACAATGTAGCCATTACCACTATACAAGCTGTAGATGCATTCAGATTAGCCCAGATAGCACAGATCAGCACAGTTACAGATGCTACTGCTGGACAATTATCTGGCACACGTATTAACAAGATATTAGATCAAATCGACTGGCCCGATTCAATGCGTGATATAGATGCAGGTCTTACTACTATGCAAGCGGACCCAGGCACTAACCGCACAGCCTTGTCAGCTCTTACTACAGTATCTACTTCCGAATATGGTGCATTATATGTAGACGGCTATGGCTCATTTGTATTTCAAGATAGAGCAGTAACCGTTGGATCTATTGGTGCTACACCCACAGTTTTTGCAGATAATGGCACAGGGATAGTTTATTTTGATGCCAGTTGGACACTAAATGATGTGCTTATATTTAATAAAGCCACTATTACTAGGACTGGTGGCACAGCACAAGTAGCGTCTAATCAAGCCAGCATAGATAAATATTTCCTGCATAGTTATTTCCAAGACAACCTACTTATGCAAACCGATGCGGTAGCGTTAGATTATGCCAAGGCATATGTGGCTAGTAGAGCTGAGACCACGATCCGATGTGATGCTATTGTCCTAGACCTATATACGCCTAACTATGACACAGGCGTAGTAGCAGCCCTAGACCTAGATTTTTTTGACCCCATAACCATTATTACTACCCAGCCAGGTGGATCTTTGCTAGAGAAGACCTTACAGATTTTTGGTGTCAGAATGAACGTAACACCGAATAGTTGGAAAACAACCTTTACAACACTAGAACCTGTCATAGATGGGTTTATAATAGGCAACGTAGATTACGGTGTCTTAGGACAAAACGTACTATCTTATTAAGGAGATATAATGGCAACAGGATTCCCAGCAGCAACAGGTGACGTACTTACCTCTGGCATGTTTAATGGCTTAACTTCATTTACAGTGGGTACTGCCAACACAGCAGATTACACAGCTGTACTGAATGACCAATATCAGGTATTAGAAATAATGAACAAAGCCACAGCAATAGCATTTAAAATTCCTACAGATGCATCTGTTGCATTTGCAGTAGGCACAGCGATTACAGTATTAAATATTGGTGCAGGTACTTGCACAATTAGCGCAGTAACACCAGGCACTACTACAGTTTTATCTGCTGGTAGCACAGCAGCATCTCCTACACTTGGACAATACAAATCAGCAGTATGTATTAAAACAGCTGCTAACACTTGGTATGTAGTAGGAGCTATTGCATAATGATAGGTAATGTAATTGCAGGTTTATTTGGTTTACCTACCCCACCAGGTATCAGTGTAGATTATTTAGTTGTTGCTGGTGGTGGTGCAGGTTCAAGTAGTGATCGTGGTGGTGCTGGTGGCGCAGGCGGTTTACGTTGTACTGTAACTGCTACTGGTGGTGGAGGAACTTTAGAATCAGCTATATCTATTACTCCATCTACTAATTACACAGTAACTATTGGCGGTGGTGGTGCTGGATCAGCTGGTGCGCAAGGTACTAGTGGAAGTAATTCCATTTTTTCAACCATTACTTCAATAGGTGGTGGCGCAGGCGGTGTTCGTACTTCAACAAACGGATTGACTGGCGGCTCAGGCGGTGGTGCTGCAACTGGTGTTGGCGGAGTTTCGGGAAGTGCTGGAGCAGGCACAGCAAATCAAGGTTTTGCTGGCGGTGTGGGTTTACTACTTGCTAATGCTTACCCAACTGGCGGTGGTGGTGGTGCTGGTGCAGTTGGCGCAGCTGGTAGTGGCACACAAGGTGGTAATGGTGGTAATGGTG